CGCACGGACGCCCCAGCCCAGAGGACCAGAAATCGTCTTCATGATTTGGCCGAGCATGTCATTGATGAGCGTCTGCTCGTCAATGTTCAGCTGCTCGGCGAACCGCGTGATCGTCACCACCTCACCCTTATCAGAGAGATGACCATGAGCGGCCTCGCCGTTCTCGCCGAGCGGTCGGAGTTCGCCGCCGGGAACCTTCATCTGCACGGCTGGAGTCGGCAGGAAGTTCTGGCCATCGTCCATTTCGCAGAACTCGACCGTCGGATCCTCCTGGAGCCCGAACGAGGTCGTGACGGCAGTCTTGACCGACGTGCTGATAATGTTCGACAGGCTGCCGGACGAACCGGCGGCTTCGATGACTCCCTTCTGGTGGAGCGGGTTGATCCCGTCGAGCTGCATCGCCAGTCGAGCGAAGTCGAGCGAGTTGATCCCACGCAGAGCGGAGGCCGCCTCCAGCAGCTTCTGCTTGCGCTCGCTGTTGACATCCCAGAACATGAACTCTGGCAGATCACCGGCGGCTTCGATCTGCAGGCGACGAGGCAACGCCTCCTCGACAGAGAGACCGTTGACGCCCATCAGCTGTGACATCACGAGAGCCTCGGCCGAGGCCTGGATGCCGCCTCGCGAATGGCCGGCGGGAGCGGTCGGACGAGATTCCCGCAGAGCTTCGATCTCGGTTTGCATCTCACTCCAGTCGTTCGCGATCGCGTGAGCTTCGAGCGACACCTTCTTGCCCTGGATTGAGAACGTCGGATTGCCGTAGCTCGCGCAGATCTCCTGGATCCGCGATTGCCGTTTGTTCTCGGCTGCGACGGCCTCCCGGCGACGGGTAATCATCGCTTGCGTCTCCGCGTCGAACTGAGCGGCAGTCAGCGTGCGACGTCCGCTGGTCGCAGCGACCGATCGGCGACCACTGCCAGCAGAAACGGACGCCGACTCCTCTTCCAACGCGGCAGGGTCCGCTTCCTGCTCGGAGGTCTCAGCGACTTCCTCGTCGTAGAACGCCTGCAGCTTCATCTTCTGCTCGTCGCTGAGAGCAGCCAGATCTGTGAAACCGAGCGAGGCCAGCCATTCCTCAAAAGTCATCGCGTATTCTCCTCCGGCGGCTTTGATGCTCGCCCACGCCTTGCGATCGCCACCCTTCGTCACGAAGTCAATTCTTCGTAACGTGGACCGCCGGACGATCGGCATCGGTCCTGTGATTCGTTGTCCATTGACGACGGCCGTCTGGCCTGGTGGCAGCTTCTCCAGATCGATCACGTCGAAATCGGAGTCGATCGAGAACTGCCAGGGAGCGACCGAGTTGACTGCCTTGGCCTTGCGCGCGGTCTGCAGGACCGTCTCATCGGTCCCGGAGAGAATTCCCGTGCAGGTCAGCTGCCGACGGTCGTTTTTGATCGAGGTCGTGCTGCCGACGACGAGCTGGGCATTGTGCTCGCGACAGCACATGAGCGTCTGCGATGCGATCTCGATGCCAGCCAGGTCAACCACGACGCCGTCGGGAAACTGGCGGGGATACATCACACCGCCCGTGTAGGCCGGACCGCTGAATGTGGCGACCTCGGAGTCGATCTCGACGGCTGATCCGCTGGCCGCCTGGATCCGCATGCGCTTGGACTTCTTCACGCCGAGGCCTCCGCCAGTTGGGGATCAGTTTCCGGAGCTAGGCCTGCAGCTGCGACTACAAGCCCGGCTCCCGTCTGAGGTGAGTCGTCCGGGAACATCTCAGAGATCTGCTCGGCAGTGAGAGCCGGGAACGCGGCTGCGACGACAGAACGAGCCATCGCCGGCCGCATCGAACCGGAGCTGACGTTGGTGGCCACCAACGTCAGAGCCTGCAGCTGGGCCCCGTTCATCGCCACAGGAGCACCGCCGGCCGAGGAGCTGAGGACCGTGTCGATCGTGGGAGAGGTAAACAGGCTGCGAGCGATCGTCTGGCGGAACTCCGGCACGGTGAGGCCGAGTGATTTCGCGGCGTGCTCGTCGTGCGAATCGATGTCGACACCAGCCTTCGCCAGCTCCTCCTCGCGTGAGCTGTGGCCCGTCTGCAGGTTGATCTGCCTGGCGGCCGCGAGCGTCTGAGGATCCGCATCGGGCAGCCCATCCCAGAACCAGCAATGCGGGACATCGTCGATGGTACCGATCTCAGGGATCAGCCCAGGCATCATCAATGCCTCGTCGAGCCAGGCCGCGAACGTGCGATCACACTCCTCAATCTCGATCTCGTGACGCTCAATCCGATTGCGGTTCGAGAACGTCACCTGGTCTGCCTGCGTGCTCGCGTAGTTCCACTTTGCCGACGAGCCGAGCACGATATTGAGCGGAGCGCCGAGCGGTCGGACGATCTCGCCGAGCAGGCAGTCGCGAAAACCCTCGTACGTTGTCGTCGGCTGCTCGGCTTTCATCTGCACCAGCTGCCAGCCCTTCGGCATGGCAGTGAGCATGTCGTAGTCGATCTCTTCGGAGTCGAAAGGTGCGAGGTCTTCGATCGTGTCGCCGTTCGCTGTGACAGCCGAGGCCTGCGTCTGGATCAGAGCGGCGTGCTTTGCTGCTGTGCGGGCAGCGGTGACGGTGGCGAGCGTGTACTGACGGAGCAGGTTACAGAGCGGCAGGCTCGTCGTCAGCTCGGGGATCCCGTGATGCTGACCAGGTCGCTCTCGGCGAAAGAGGTGCGTCACATGACAGCGGGGAATCTCTTTCTGCTGCTGATAGTAGAATTCGTCGGTCGACGTGTTCACGAAGTAGGAAAGCACCTCGCCAGCGGCATCGATTCGCATGCCATCGACTCGCAGATCGCCGCTGAGTGAGTAGTTCAGACTGGAGACCCGCTCGGTCTCGATGTTGCGGGTGAACAGCTGCGGGAGGCCCCAGGGGATGGTGCGGGACGTGGTACGCAAGCCGTATCCCTCGCCGTCGACGATCTTGGCCCGGACGAGGGTCCGCAGGTATTCGCCGTACCGAGCGGCCCGTGACCAGCGGGAGAAGAGGCTCTCGATCTTGCGATTGACGGTCGCTGCGTCGACGCCCTTCGGCAGCTGCTCCTGGCGGAGCTGCATCTGCAGGCGGGGACCGCGACCGATCAGGCAGTCGACGACAGTCGTGATCGCTCCCTTGAGGAAGCTATTCGCTTCGAGGCATTCGTACCTCGATCGCGATCGCAACGTCTGGCGGACTCCGGGACTGTTGGCCTGGTCGGCCGAGAGCGTGTCGGCATTGATCCAGGCTCCTTCCATCAGCCCGGAGTGCATCGCCGCGTCGTAGGACGCTTCGAGCGATCCGCGACGCCGGTATCCTGGCCAGCCGACTTGCCGCAGGAAGCTGCGAGGCGAGGGAGCAATCATGGTCCGCCCCCGGGCCCGCGGTGACGAAACCGCTTACGACGGATCCCCATGTTCGGCTGTTGAGCGGCTTCGCTGGCCTGCTGTGCCTCGCTGACCTGCTGCAGCTCGGTCAGTGCCCGCCTCGTTGTCGAGTTTCCGCCGATAGAGGTGGAGGCTGGCTTTGCCAGTTCCTCGCGGATTTTGTCGTTCAGGTCATCGCTGAGATCGGACATGCGTCGGAGTGTGATCGCGTCCCTCGCAGACGCCAGTCTTTTCTGACCTGGCTGACCTCATTTTCGGCGGGAAGGCTAGATATAGACTGCTGGTCGGTACCGTTTTAAGTCGGCCCGCGCAAACCAGCTCGACCCGGTGAGGTTTACGGACCGCTTGATAAACCTTCGGCGATCGCGATGGTTTGCGCTCGAGGCGATAAACCTCGTCGGCCCGGGTGGTTTTAGTTCAGCTCGTAAACCGATCGAGGCCTCGGTGTTTTAAGTCGGCCAGCGCAAACCAGCTCGACCCGGTGAGGTTTACGGACCGCCCGATAAACCTTCGGCGATCGCGATGGTTTGCGCTCGAGGATCCCGAAAAAAAGGCCGGGGGATCAGTGTCAATAGGTACTTTCCACGATCCCCACGCTCCCGACCGCGGGCGAAACAGTCACGCGTACACACACACTTTCTTTCGCGTCAGTCGGTCGACCGGGCCCGGTCGGCTCGGATTTCCATCAGCCCGCGAACATGGATCTGCATCAGCACTTTTGCGAGTGACTCGCCGGGAAATTCAGCCAGCAGCTCTCGCCATTGTGTGATTGTCAGGTCGATTGGCACGCGTTTTCGGATTTCGCGATGGGACATCGGAGCGCTCTTGACCGCCGGCGAGTGTAGCGTCGAGTGTCCTCCCCGCTGCCCATTCTCAACGTCCGGGAATCTGGATCAATAGGGAGTCCGAAATGCCCCAAGTCATCGTCGATCTGCTCCGCTCGAAGCGTTTCGTAGTCGTCATCGCTGGCACGGTGGCCGCTTTGGCCGCGAAGGCCGGCCTCGACCTCAACACCGAGGCCCTCGCCGTCATCCTCGCCCCTGTCGTGGCCTACATCCTCGGCCAATCGCACGTCGACGCGAAGAACCCGCCCGCTCCTCCCGCCGAGTAACGGCCTCCCAGCAGCTCGCAGCGACTTCCTGTAGCCCGACAGAGGCCCTGGCATGCCCGCGAAACCCCGCTCGACCACGTCCACGCCCCGTACGCCTCGGCGAAAGGCTAAGCCCACCGCCGAAACGTGCCCCGTCCTCGCCGGTTT